TCCGGGGATCAGCCGCCCGGAGCAGCTGCCGGGATGCGCTGGATCTTGAAGGTGCCACCGCCAGCCTGCGGATTGCCCTCGATGTCGAAGGTGGCGACGATCGAGGAGTTCTTGCTGCCGGCATTGATGACCGGGTTGCGCAGCGCTGCGTTCAGGAAAGTCAGGATGTAGCTGTTGCCGTCCGCGTCCTTGACCGTGGTGACGATCGGCCCCTGCGTGCCACTGGCCCAGACCTGATACATGTCCCAGGTCTTGAAGAAGATCTGCGCCGAGCCCGAAGCCAGCAGCTGACCGACGCGGATGCCGCAGGCGTCGGCATGGCCCATGCCGTAATCCGAACCCGAGCCATCACGGGCCAGCGTGATCTGGATCTGCTTGACGCAGCCATCCGGAGCGACGCCGTTCACGGTCATGCCGACGAAGTTGTCGACCGTGTTGAACACGCGACCGGACGGCGCATCGGTGTAGGTTGCAGCCGGGTCGGCATCCGCAAGCGTCTCCTGCTTGCAGGAGAAGTCGAAAGACGTCGACGCAAAGCTGCCTTGGGCAAAAGTCAGCTGCGCCTGAGTGCAGTAGCTGCCCGGACGCACCACCCACTTGCCGTTCATCTTTTCGATGATGGTCCAGGTCTTCACGACAGGGCCATTCTGCACGACGTTATTCGCCCAGTCCGCGCCGAGCACGGCCGCCAGCATGTCGTCGTAGGTGCCGTAAGACAGCGCGCCCGACAGTGTGCCGGCCACAGAGGTCTGCGTCAGGACGGCCTGTGCGGCTTCGATGTCGGCATTGATCTCGTCCGGACGCTGGGTCGTCTGGCTCGGCTTGAAGTTCTCACCCGTAAAGCGGGTACGCTGGTAGTTTCCCGTGGCCGGGACGCCGTAATTCGGCTCCATGGCATAGGAAATGGCGGTATCGTTCGCCTGCGCGGCGGCCTGATAGCCTGCCGTGGATCCGGTAAAAGGCATGTCTCACCTCAAAAAAAAGCCACCCGAAGGTGGCTGTGTCAGGAATTTCAGGATGCCGGCAGGACGATGTCCTGGTAGCGATAATCCACCATCAGGGAGAAGCGGACCCAGTTGCCGGTCTGATCGTCATCGGGCGGATCGAAACCCTGATCGTCATAGAACAGACCGGCAGGCAGGGGCGCGACCGGAACCCGGAACGCGACGGACAGAGCCTTGCGTTTCGTGACGGCGTCGATCGCGCCCGTTCCGCGCCGCGCCATCAGGTGCAGCCAGATCTGGCCGGTTTCTTCGTCAACGATCTCACCCATGCCCAGACGTCCGGAGGAGGCGCTGGCCGTCTCGAAATAGACCCACGGGCCGGTGTTCGTCTCTTGATCCTGCGCCAGTGCATCCTTGACCACCAGTCCCAGCGATGTGGCGGCGGCCGTGGCGCGGTCAAAGGCATCCTGCCAGACGACGGGAGAAGTCATGTTCCACCTGCTGCAAAGAGTTTCCAGCCGCAGACTTCGGAACCGTCATAGACGGCCGTCGCATCCGTCAGCGTATATTCGCGGCTTCCATCGATCAGGACGTCACCATTTCGAGGCAAGCCATATGATGCCGCCACCAGTTCATCATTCAGGGTTTCGGCCACGAACGGCATGACGGAGACGCCAGCCTCCAGCGCTGCTGTAGCTGGCGGGGCCGAGTAGGCGACCAGAGGAACGGGATTTCCGTTGACGCGAGACAATGTCATCATACGGCCCTTATGCCGGATCTGGCGACGCCGGCGGTCAGACTGAAACCCCATCAGGAAAAACCCCCGGGCAGATATCGCCCTAAAAGGGCCGCCGCTACTGGCGTCAGGCGTCGCCCATGATGTGGATCCGACGCCCTGCTCGCTTTCTGACTTCAGGAGCGGATCCCGGTCTCTGCCATAGTAAAGAGCCCGGGCCGTAATCAGGACGGCAGACCCGACATCAGCCGGGACCGTTGCAGGAATTGCATTGCCGTCGCCATCCGTCTGATCTGGGGCAACCCAGCCGGCACGGTATTGCAGGACATAGCGGCCAGCCACCCAAAACTGTCCTTCTGACGGATAGAGCAGCCCGCACGTCACGTCGTAATCCCATCCGTCCCGAGGAACGGGTAATGGATTGCCATCCCTCATGACGGCAGTGATTCCCGTCACGGGCCATACGGACATTTTCAGGGAAAGCTGGATATCCCCGGGCCGGATCCTGACCGTTTCTTCACGATCAGCAATTAGCAGCGGACGTCCGATATAGCTGGTGACAGCCTGCGACGCCCGCAGCAGGATATCGGCCAGTGCGCCCCCGGCATTTCCGTCTGTGATGGACAAGGAGTCCATCAGGCTTTGCAGGGACACAAGCGGAAGATCCGCCTGTGTCCCGTCAGTCAGGCTTGCCATACCTGCCTCCAGAGCGACGTTCAGGATCAGCCGCCAGCCGGGGCCGTCAGATCGCTAAAGCTGCCATTGATCAGGGCTTCCGGACGGTAGACCGCCAGTGCAGCCCGCTCTTCCGCACGGATCGTCACCATGTTCTTGATGAAGTTGTCGCGGTCCTCGGTGGAGATCATGACCGTGGCATCTTCACGGTCAAAAATCTGCGCGGCATAGCGGAAGGCACCCGTCATGAACTTGCCTGCCGCGATGGCAAGCGTTTCAGCGACAGGCAGACCCCACAGGGCAGGGCCGGTCAGTCCCATCGGGTTGGCGAAGACGTAGCGGCTCTGCGCGTCCTTCGTCAGCTCGATCGAGGCCCAGTCGGTCGGATTGAGGATGTGACCTGTGGCCGGATACTGCGCCAGTACCGCCTGAAGCATGGCCAGACGCAGACGATCAATCATCGTCTCACCCTTGACGGTCACACCGGCAGGCTTGGCGTAAGGCGTGGACTGAACCATCAGGCCCTTGAGGTTCGTACCGGTACCATCTCCGTTCAGCAGCTGATTGTCCTCGACGAACGCGAGACCGTAGCGCAGTCGCCCGTCAATATAGCTCTGGAGCATCGGCGCATCAGCAAGGATCTGGGTCGAGGCCTGGACCCAGTGTGCGATCGTCCGAACCGGCAGGTTCTGGAGATCGAACTGAAGATCAGATTCAGCCTTCTGGGTCGTTTCAGGCGCGATCGCTGCGTTGTTCGTAAAGCCGGTTTCACGAACGAAGTCGATTGCGCTCGATGCCGTGTTTCCAGGCATCAGCAGGTCACGAATAACCAGAGAGCGGTTCGGAACGACCTGAACAATGCCGGGCTGACGATCGGCAACGACCAGACCCGTCGTGGCAGACACGCCCGTCGAGCTGGCAGAGGTGATGGACTTCACGTCCAGCTTCACGCTGCCGCGCCAGGCGCTTCCTTCAGCCATAGCGGCCTTCACCACGTCCGAACGGATGAAGCGCTGACCAAGAGACAGGCTTGCCGTCTGGTCTTCCGGAGCGTTGCCGCGCGCGCCCTTCTGCTCCAGTTCTGTCAGCCGTGCTGCCAGACCGTTCATTTCAGTCAGGGCCTTGTCTGCACTGGCCTTGGTTTCCTTGGTCACTTCACCAAGGTTTTTCAGCTCAGTCCGGGCCGTCTCGGCAAAAGTCTTGACCTGATCCGTGGCCCTCGTGAGATCCGCGACGGCCTGCTTGTATTCGTTTTCGGTGGACATCCGTATTTCCCATAAAAAAAGGCACCCGGAGGTGCCTTGCATTGCAGTGTGATCAGTCGAGCCGGCTCAGAGGCCGGAGGCTCCGGTCAGATCCGGAAGCGTGAAGCCGGCGAGGGAAGGGGACGATGTCCCCAGTCCCGAAAGCGTATCGAGCACCCTTCGGAAATCATCCGAGAACGGGGCTTTCTTCGTCAGTGCCAGCGGAGCGCCTGTCAGGGCAGAATGGGCGGCCTGAAGGTGCTCAAGCATGGTGTCACATTCCTCCTGGGTCGGAGGATGGCCGCCTTTCAGCGCCGCCTGATGCAAGGCGATGGCAGAAGCCACTGCATCCGTGGCCTTTTGCGGCGTCAGAGCCGTTTTCAGCCCGAAAGCCCCCATGCGCCGCTTCAGCTCGGTGACACGGGACGCCGCATTGGACGGATCATCCACGAGGCTGACCTCATGGAGGTTGACCCGGTTGATCTGACGCTGTGCCCCGCTGCCCTGGGCAGCCTTGACCGCGCCGCCTGTCGGGATATTGAAGCCGATCGAAAGACCGCCGAGCGCGCCGTCCTTGACCAGGCCATACAGCCGCTTGCCGTAATCGGTATCCATGCCGGACAGCCGACCCTTCAGGTGCAGGCCCTTGCTGTCTTTCGAGGCATCGGTCCACACGCCGGCAGGCAGACCGTCTCCGCCATAAAAGCCGTGCATGACGTGCATTGCGATGTTGCGACCCTGCGCTTTCCGCTCGGCCAGTGATCCCGCAAACGCTCCAGGCATGACGATATCGCCATGGGCGTCCACGTTCCCGAACACGCTGCCGTAACCTTCAAAGGTTCCCGGCGCGCCGTTATCAGCAAATTTCACCTCAAAAGGCGCGGCGAGGAAATCGCCATCAAACATCTGGATCTCCTGTTGAGCCGGACTGCGCCGGATCTGGTGGGGGCTGACCGCCCGGAACGGGCTTCAGCGTGGGCTGCACGGCAGACTTTCCGACATCGGACAGCGGGATCATCTGCGCCTGAACGGTCAGCATGTCGCCGCCCTCCATTGGAGTCATTTCTTCCTTCTCCCGGACCTCATTGGCCGTGAACCAGCCATTCTGCCGGCCCGCAATGTAAAAGGCCGTCCGCGCGGCCGTGTCGGCCCGTAGCAGGGCGTCGACATTGTGCTTGGCAAAGTAGGACAAGCGATCGGCAGGACTGAGCAGGCAGCGTGAAATGGCCTGCTCGATCCGTCTCAGCCAGGGCATAAGGGCATATTGCAGGAACCAGAGGTTCATCTGTTCCAGGCCGGTGCCCCAGGCCGTGGATTTCTCCATGCTGCCAATCATGACCGGCTGGACACCGAACCACCGGCAGATGGTCTGCACGTTGAAAGTGCGGCTCTGGAGCAGCTGCGCCGCTTCAGGATTCAGGCCGATGCTTTCGACGGACCATCCGCCCTCCAGAAGAGGCGTTTTCCCGGCATTGATCGCGCCCGCATAGTCCTGAAGGGAGGCTTTCGCGAGCTTGCGCTGCTCGTCCGTCAGGTAGGCGGGAGCCTTGATGTAATTCTGGGTCTGAAGACCGTTCCGGAAGGTCTTTCCGGCGGTTTCTTCGGCCGCCATGGCCGTGCCAAGGCTCTGCCGGCCGACCGTGATCGGTGACAGACCCATCAGGCCGTCAAACGATATTCCCTTGATATGGAAAATCTCGGTTTCGGACAGCGTCAGGATCTGCTGTTGCCAGGCGTAGGTGTAAATCAGCGCGCCCGTGTTCGGATCCCGTCGCACTGTCATGCGATCCGGCCGAAGCGGGTTGAGCGCGATGATCGTTCCGTCGCCACGCCTCACCACCTGGGCAAAGGCGTTCCCCCAGGCGAGCAGGCAGGCCACCATACAGCCCCAGAACTCGACGCCCGTCATGTCTGCATTCGGCTTATCGTACAGGATCGAGAAGAGGGGATGCGAGCGCGCGACGTTGGAGGTGTTCTCTGTCTCCCGCTGGTAGAGCTTCAGCGGAAGGGAGGCGATGGTCTCGGACAGAAGCCGGATGCAGGCCCAGACCGTGTCCAGCTGGATTGCCGTATCAACGGTGACCATCTGTCCGGAATGCGTCGGGCCGCCCGCCATGAATGCCCCGAGACGCAGATCCGTCAGGCTGACCCCCGTGATGGACAGGGCCATCGCATTGGCCGCCTTGGTGAGCAGCCCGGTGAGGGCTTTTGGCATTTTCATGCGCTAAGCATCCCCCCTTTCAGGAAGTCATC